AAGCGGCAATCAGACAAGATTACATTGACCAATCACAATCTTTAAACTTGATGATATCACCTGATATGCCAACTAAAGATGTGAATAAACTTTTGATTGACGCGTGGCAGTTGGGTGTTAAAACACTCTATTATCAGCACTCAATGAATTCTGCTCAAGCTTTTGCAAGAAAGAAATTGAACTTAAATGACCTTCACTGCGTGGCTTGTGAGGCATAATTAAGAGATATTATTGTAATGAATGAAAAACCCGTCACGAAAGTGTCGGGTTTTTTCATTTCTTATAAAAAAAACAAGGGTATATTTATCTGATATGGCTGAAGGTGTTACATATGGGTTAGCATTTCCTTTTGAGGATTCGCCGAAAGGGGATTTTCTATTATTGACTGAAACACAATTTGCACAAATTAGAAGTGATTTAATTCATTTATTATTAACTAAAAAGGGTTCAAGGTATTATCTACCAACTTTTGGTACAAGATTGTATGAATTTTTATTTGAGCCTTTTGATGGTTTAACTTTCGATGCTATTGAATCGGACATTCGTGATTCTGTAGAACAATTTATGCCAAATTTATTAATTAATAATATCACGATTGAACCTGCTGACCCTTCTGAAGAAGTTCCGTTGGCAAAAGGTGAACCATTACCTGGTCAAAATCGAGATAATATCTTTAAGGTCCCTGGTAAAGGCACTTCGGAATATACCGCAAAGGTAAGAATTGATTATGCTGTGGATAACAACACTTTTGCACAAAGTGATTTTGTCATACTGAATATTTAAGATTATATGGCTAACAACAGAATTTCCTATACTGCGAGAGACTACGAAAGTATTAGAATCGAATTACAAAATTATGTCAGGTCTTATTACCCTGAACTAATTCAAGATTTTAACGATGCGTCAGTATTCTCGGTTTTTTTAGATTTAAATGCTGCAGTTGCCGACAACTTACATTATAACATTGATAGGAGTATTCAAGAAACCGTACTTCAATTTGCACAACAAAGGTCATCAATTTATAATATTGCAAGAACATATGGTCTTAAGATACCAGGTCAAAGACCATCTGTTGCTTTGGTTGATTATTCCATTACAGTACCTGCTTTTGGTGATAAAGAAGATGAAAGATATCTTGGTATATTGACAAGAGGGTCTCAAGTTTTTGGAGCTGGAATTGCATTTGAGAATCAAAATGATGTAGATTTTGCATCCCCATATAATAGTTCAGGATTTCCAAACAGATTGAAAATTCCAAACTTTGATGCTAACGGAAATTTAATTAACTATACAATTACAAAAAGAGAACTTGTTGTAAATGGTATTACTAAAGTATTCAAAAGAGTTATTAATGCAAGTGATGTCAGACCATTTTTTGAATTATTTCTACCCGAAAAGAACGTATTGGGTGTTACCAGTGTTCTGCAAAAATCAGGAACCAATTATACAAATGTTCCAACAGCATCTGAATTTATTGGTTTAGAAAACCGATTATTAGAAGTCGACGCACTTGCCGAAGACAGAGTCTTTATTGAAGACCCAACTAAAGTTTCTGACCAACCGGGTCTTAAAGTTGGTAGATATATTCAAACTAACAACAGATTTATTACTGAATACACACCTGAAGGGTTTTTAAAGTTAACTTTTGGTGGTGGAACAACTTCGGCACAAGACCAATTGAATGCGTTTACAAACTTGGGTACACCAGTCAATTTACAATCTTTATCTAATAACTTTTCACTCGGGTCAACTTTGATTCCAAACTCAACTTTATTTGTACAATACCGAATCGGTGGTGGATTGGCAACTAACATTGGTACAAATGTTATTAACCAAATTGGAACTGTTTCATTTTTTGTGAATGGACCGTCACAAACCATTAACAGTTCGGTAATTAATTCATTAAGATGTAATAATCCGACCGCAGCAATTGGTGGGTCAAATGTTCCCACAACCGAAGAAGTTAGAAACTATGTATCATTCAATTTTTCAGCACAAAAAAGAGCGGTGACAGTTAATGATTACGAATCATTATTGAGAAATATGCCAAGTCAATTTGGTGCTCCCGCAAAGGTATCTATTACTGAAAATAATAACAAGATTTTAATTAATCTTTTGTCGTATGACACTTCGGGTAAATTAACTAATATTGTTTCTAACACACTCAGACAGAATGTTGCCGATTATTTGTCAAACTATCGTATGATAAATGACTACATACAGGTGACAACTGCGGATGTAATTGATTTGGGTGTTGATTTGTCAGTAGTTTTGGACGCAACACAAAACTCGGGACAAATTATTTCAGAAGTTGTAAATAAAATTTCGGATTACTTTAATCCACTTAGTAGAGAATTGGGTGGAAATGTATACCTATCCCAACTTAGAAGTATTGTACAAGGTACTACAGGTGTTATTACAGTTGCAGATATTACAATCGAAAACAAAGTTGGTGGACAATATTCTTCTTCAGAAACATCAATGGCATATTCCGACCCCGAATTACGGATTATACAACCGGTTGATGACACAATTTTTGCTGAGCCAAATCAGATATATCAAGTTAGATATCCTCAAAAAGATATTATTGTGAGGGTTAAAAACTTACAAAATGTTTCTTTTTCTTAACACCTTTATTTAATTTCCAATCGGGGTATATTTTATTTAAGTAAAACTGTTTTTTTCAAAAAAAAACACCATAAATATTTATCATTAAAACCTTGAATGGGACAATCATTTAGAATAAACACACAAGTTGGAGTAGATAGAAACCTTACATTTCAATTAGACCAAGATTTTGAGTTCTTAGAAATTTTATCATTACAGATTTTACAGAATGATGTTTATCCAAGGGATTGTGCGGATTTTGGTGTTGTCATAGGTAGAGTTGTTGCGAATAGCGGGTTCGGGGTGCCCAACGCAAAGGTTTCGATTTTTGTTCCTATAAGTGAGGTTGATTCTCTCAATGACAGAATAGTTGAATTATATCCGTATACTCAACCTAATGATAAAAATGTTGATGGTTATAGATTCAATCTTCTACCTTATTTAAAATCATATTCTACACACGCTGCCACAGGGACTTTTCCCTCAAGGGAGGATGTTTTAGAAGACCCAGTTGTTGTGGATATCTACGACAAGTATTACAGATTTACCGTTAAGACAAATGAAAGTGGTGATTTCATGATATTGGGAATCCCTGTGGGGCAACAAACCATTGTTATGGATTTGGACCTTAGTGATATTGGGGAATTTTCCCTTACACCACAAGATTTAATTAGAATCGGTCGTGCTACAGAAGCACAAGTTGCGGGAAATACTTTTAGAACTTCATCAGATTTAGATACTCTTCCTCAAATTGTTAATATCACAAAAGTTTTTGAAGTTGCACCTTTTTGGGGTGAACCTGAAATTTGTCAATCTTCAATTAGTCGTATTGACTTTGACCTTAGAGATGAGGCAAATATTGACATACAACCCACTGCGGTTTTTATTGGTTCTCTTTTTTCAACTACAGATGAATTTATGATTCCGGCACCATTAGGATTTGGAAACGACCCCCCTTCATTACTTACTGCTGGGTGTAAACCAAAAGATGATATGGGTAACCTGTGTGATTTAACTGCTGGACCTGGTCAGTTACTATCGGTTAGACAAACATTAGTTCAAGATAACCAAGGTAGACCCATTTTAGAAGAATATAGACTTGAGAATTCAGGAAATGTAATTGATGAGAATGGCACGTGGTTGGTTGAGGTTCCAATGAATTTGGATTATGTAACAACAAACGAAGATGGTCAAAGAGTTTTCTCAAGAGACCCAAGGGTTGGAATTCCAACAAAAGGAAAATACAGGTTCAAAGTTAAATGGCAGCAGTCACCCACTGACACTGACCCTGTAAAGAGGGGATATTTCCTATTACCAAATGTTAGAGAGTGGGGATGGAGAACACCTACTATCGACCCCAACTACTCAAATGTTTTAAATACCAATCGAGAACTAGCAAGTTCCTATTATTTTGGGGTTGATTGGACGGGATATACAGATGCAGTATTAGCAACCGTAAGGAATCAAAAACTACAAACGGCAATTAACTGTGAGGATACTTTTTATGAA